GGTGTTAATTGTAGAGGTACATACGGAGCGTAAACATATCCTGTATCTAACAAAGATGAACCTTTGTGTCCAATAAGGATTTGGTTAGCTGGGAAGTATGGATCTCTATACACTTGGTAACGACCTGCTAATGTACCAACTCTTTCGATACCCATGTTGTACTGATCTTGCTCCGGAGAAGCGTTAGATACGTGGAAGTACTCTAGGTCATCAAAGATAGCTGAAACTTCAGAAGAAACAACAATCCAGTTAGCCCCACCTCTCAATGTAGATTTGTGGATTTGTGCAGACAATTGGTTGATTGCTGTGATTAATGTTTGATTCCAGTCTTTTTGAGTATAAGTCATGTTTCCTGAAATTCTTCTCCATCCGTTATAATCCCATCTTAGGTTCCATGCCGCACCTTTTCTAAGGTCTCTCAAGATTTCTCTATCGATTTCAGCAGCAACTTGTTCAGACAATAAAGCGGTTAATTCAGCCTCAGCGTCGATATTATGGAATGCTGAAACGTCTTGTGCCAATTCAGGTGACCATTGTGCTCTTAGTTTTCTTTCTGTAACAGATACAGTAACTGACTCAAGGTCAAAAGATACTTCACCAATTTTATCTTCAAATTCTAATTCAGCATATCTTCTAAATACTGCCACAAAAGAAGTACCTGAAGTACCTGAAGTAATTGTTGCTCCTGTATAACCATCTAAAGATGTTGAATTACAATCAGCACATACTGGACAAGATAAATCAACTTCTAAGTAAATACATCCATTTTGGTCACAAACTTGATCATAAGATCCACCATTTCCGTTAGGGAATGTTGTTGGTGTTTGTGTGTATGTAGGAGAAACGATACCTTTACCGTATTGTTGAGTAACAACTCTAAACAACAATGGTGATGCGTTAGGTACTAAACAAGCACTACCTTCAGCAATACTCAAACCTGTTGATCTGATAATTTTTAAATCAGACAAGAAAGTTTCGCTATCTACCTCTGAACCATCAGGACCAATTAATTTACCAACACCATTATCATAAAAACCACACATTTTAACAATTAGTTTTCTTTGAACGCCTGATGCGATTTCAACTCCTCCTGCAGGTGTACCACCAGCAACAGTTGCGTCAACTAATGAACCATTTGACCATGCTTGGATAGTTGTAGTTGCAGTAACTGCAGTCCATGTACCTTTAGAATAGTCAAATAATCCTGGAGGATCTAATGCTGCCTCAGCACCTTCATAAAATAAATCATAAAGATTTTTAGCATAAGCGTTAGCTCCATCATAACCAGTACCATCACCCGCATTATAATTGGCAGAACCAATTGGTGGGTAATGTTCATTTTGTGAAGTAACCGCCCCATTATAACCTTGGATTTTAGGTACGAAGTAGAACAATTTACCGATTGGTAAGTTCATTGCTTGTACAGATACTAAATCATTTGCTAACAATTTAGAGAATACTCTTCTAACGATAGGAAATACTACAGTTTCAAATGAACCTGAGCTATCAGTAGATGCTGCTTCGTTGATTAAGTGAGACGCTTGGTTTTCATATAATTGTGCCATGTTCTCTTTAACGTGTCCTTTAAGACCGTCTAGGAATCCTAATCTATCCCATTTGTTAATTGTATCTTCTTTGATAACTTTCAAGTGCTTAAGACCGATGTTACCAACAAGACCTGATTCTAATAATGCTCCCATTTTTTTATTTTTTTAATTAGAGTTTATTTTTATTTTATGTATATAAATATACAGTAATTTTAAAAAGTTTATTTTTTATTTAATTTTTGTCATCAAATCCTTCATTCTTACAAATTGTGGATTTTCATACGTTTTACTTTCAATAAGATTAGTTGCGGAACCCGATTGTGGAGTTTTAATTACCTTTCTCTGAATAGATTCAGTAACCACAGGTTGAGTACCTTTATCATCTAATTCTTTTTTGATTGATTGATAAAGATTTTTTGATTCCTTTAAAGATTCAACAGAATCAAATCTTCTAAGAATATTAATCTTTTCTTGTTTTGTTGTTGAATGTTCAGTGAACAAACGTGTAGAATACGCTAAATTAGAATTGAATACTGCAACTTCATTAAGTTTTGTTCTGAAGAAATCCAAAGCCTTTTTGTATTCTTCATTTTTTTCTCTTAATACGTTTAACTCACCATTTACTGATTCAACTTTTAAATGTCTAGGTGCGGTTCTTGGTTTAGGTAGGCCTTTTCTACCCCAATATTTACCGTTACCTAAAGTTCTTGATGCTTCAGTAGTTTCAGGAGATACCATTTCTTCATTTGTTTCTTCTTCCCATTGGTTGAATTCTTCTTCTTCTAAGTCGGTTTCAGTTACGCCTTTTTTAAGTTTTGAAGGGTACTTGAATTTAGGTCCTTTACCTGTAATTCCTTTTCCTCCTGATTTTTTGTCATCACTAAATCCTTTATTGTTTACGGTCATTTTTGAGAAACCATTTCCTGGTTTACCCATACCAATACCCTTAGCTTTAAAAGATTCTAAAACAGATTCTAGTTCTTCTTGGTCAACCTCATATACCGTTTCATCAGAGACTTCCATATCACCGTAATCTTCTGACTCATCTTCAAACTCGTCAAATTGTTCATACGTATTTTCTTCCAAAGAATCCTCAATTTCTAACTCATAAATGTTTTCATTAGTTTCTTCATATTCTTCGTTTTCTAAATCGTCTTCTTGCTCAAATAACGAACTTCTTTTTCTTGATGATCTTCTATAATTATTTTCCATCATTGTTTCTGGATTTTCAGATTCATCCCCCATTTGAATTAAATATTCAGTATCATTTGTTGGGTCTGATAAATGAATACCTTTGTCATCTTTCTTGACAATGATACCATCTTCATCACCCATTAATTTGAATACTTTGATAACATCACTGATAGGTGATTGAGTCATGTCCAAAGCGGGTAATTCTTCTGATTGATTATCACCAGCAACGGCTTCTTCACCATCAACAGGTTCTTCCATTTCAGGTTCTTCACCATCAACAGGTTCTTCCATTTCAGGTTCTTCACCATCAACAGGTTCTTCTACGTCTACTTCTTCTTCGTCTTCTACACCAACTTCTTGGTCTTGTTCTTCTTGTTCACGCAGGTTTTTCTTTTTTGAACCTCCAAGAGATTCCCTAACTAATTCACTGATTTCTTCTTTCATTGTTGAAGCAAGTATTCCTTTTGCATTTTCACTGATAGCATTTTCAACAGCTTTAATTTGTAATAAAGCTTCTTCTACTACCGATTTTTCATTCATACTCATTTTTTTGACAATATGTTATGCGTTTATTTTTTTAATAAATATGTAGATGTTTGAAAAAAACTTGGTTTTTATGATATTATAAAAAATAAAAAAGGGAGACACGTAATGTATCTCCCCAAACAATTTTAAATAAAGAATTATTAATTACTCAATTACCTCATCAATTTTACTTTCAACAATTGCCGTAATTCTCCAATCCATAGTGTAACTTTCATACGCCTTTGTGACTTTTGCTTCTACGTCAGTTGGTGAAAAAGCCTTAACTAATTTTTCTTCTTTAATTTTTTTAACTTTACCTGTGTTTTCATCTACCATGTCTGTGGTAACTCTCGCAACAAAATACTTTTCATCCATAATTTAATTTTTTATTTATCCAAATAATCGGATAATCTTTTCATTAAGTCAACAGATTTACTTAAAGGATTTGATTCTATTTCTTGATGCTCCGTTAAATTTTCTTCGTATTTAGGTCTATCTTCTTTGTTAAGATAAAGGTAAGCTCCCGGAGTTGATGGTGAAGAAACTAAGTCAAAACAGATTAATTCAAAATCTTCTTGTACTTCATTTTGTTCTCCTTTTTTCACCAAAGACCCAACACCGCGAGAAGAAACACCCATTGTAACTCCTTGTCTCATCATGTTTGCAGCAACATCCCCTTTAGACGAAATAATACCTCTTTCATGAAATCCAGGTGATGTCAACAATTTAATTTTACCCATTAGTACATTATCTTCCCACCATACATCAGTAATAAGATGTGCAACTCTATCTAAATCAATTAAAGAAGATTCGGGGTGATTCAATTCTGAAATTGACATACCACGATTGATCATTTCTTTATATTTTTCAGCCTCTCTTTTTAATATTTTTTCGGGGTATACGCGCCCATTTCTATTTGGTACTCCATATTTTTGTAAAGTTGCATAAAAAACAAATGGTTTTGAATGATCTAATTGACCATATGATTCTTTTAAAACTTGACTGTTTCTATATTCATTTGGGTTAATTATTCCTGCATCCCACTCAACAAGTATACCTTT